GGGTTTCCCCACTTTACTAAGGAATTTAACATAACATATTTTATTTCATCTACTATCTTATAACCTGTCCCGCGGTGGGGGTTTCCCCAATCTACAGATAAAAAATTAGAAGTCAACTAAAAAATTATTTTTTTTTTATTGACAAGTTTTTATTGATAGTTTAATTAGGAAAAGTTACCACAATCGGGTAGCATCAATGAGTCCGCCTGAAAGGGAATGGAAGTTCAGGTGTCCGAGTGGTAAATACGGCACGGGGTAGTGCCAAGGTGATTGTGTTTGATGTAGGTGGTCACATAGTGTAAGCTGTAAGTCTATGACACAAAGTAATCAAGAGTTCCCAAATTGCCCCACTAAACTTACTTGGGCTATACATCCCTAGTACTGAAACGATGATGAGGAAAGAAATCGGGGTCATCTAGTGTAGTCCAAGTAAGTTTAAAGAGTTTTGGGTGCAGAATGGTAATACTAGTTTAATGTGCTTAATTTGTGGTTATATCGTTTGCGTAACCAAACCACAGCCCAAATAAAGCGGTATACTCAAAGAGCATTGACCGTCTTGAGAGTGTTACCAAAGTGTCTATGCAACTTGCAAAGCTGAAAGGCATGGGCGTAAGTTGTTGACGTTACACAACGACAGTTAAGGGAGTAAAAATTTATATGTTTTACTCCCTGTTAAAAGGAGTGGAATGCTACAGAATTTTTTAAAGGAACTAAATCTAAAAACTAGCGAAAGTGTTAGAATAGATTGTCCTATCTGCTTTAACAAGAATACATTTTCTGCTACAAATGATGGCAGACAGACTATTTACAACTGTTTTCATGCGGATTGCAGTATCAAAGGCAGAACCCGTAGCCCCTTATCTAAAAAGCTATTTGAGCAGTTAGAAAAACAAAAAGAACCCGAAATATTTTATTACAGACATCATTGGGAAGATAGGCTACCACCTAGGGTTGGGTATATAGACTTAAAAGATTTTAAAAATTATATTCAAGAATATGATTTAATGGATTATGGAAAAATAATTAGATATGACCGACATTTGCATAGGGTAGTATTTTTAATTTATAAGGAAGATACACTAATTGATGCAGTTGGTAGGGCTTTATATAAAAAAACAAAACCAAAGTGGTACAGATATGGTAATTCGGGATATCCCTTTATACATGGAAAAGGAGATACTGCAATCATAGTAGAGGACGTTGTAAGTGCGTTAGTTTTGTCAAAGTTTTGTGTTGGTGTAGCATTGCTAGGAACTAATTTATTGCAAACACATATAGATGTGCTAAAGAAATACAAGAAAGTAGGGATAGCACTTGACAAAGATGCTAGTAAAAAGGCTATTGACTTATTAGGTAATTTAGCTTTAAATATGAATGTAAAATTTTTACTTTTAGAAGAAGACATAAAAGAAATGCTAGATGATGATATAAAAAAATTAGTGAATAAGGTAAATAAAAAAGCTTGGGGTTGGATGAATGATACATACTGAAATCCTATCTATCTGCCTTAACTACGAACACTATGCTAAAGTTCGTAGGTTTGTTGACAAGGATATGTTTAATAAGGATTATGGTATAGTATATACCCTAATTGAAAAAATACATGACAAGTACCCCGAAAAAATACTGACATTACGGGAATTAAAGGTCATGTATGCTGACGTATACCCCGCAGTACCAAAGGCGACACGACAAAATATAGTAGATAAGATAGATGAACTCGATGAAAATAGTTCCATATCGGAATTAAATTTTGATGCTATAAAACATTTTTGGGCTAGACAACAAGCAAGAGATATAGGCGAAAAAGCCGTTGACATCTACACGGGGGCTGACAATGACATTAGTGGGTTAAGACGACTAGTAGAAATGCTTGATGAAGAAAACATGGTAGGTAGCGAAACTTTCCATGAGGTAAAAGAGGATATCGAAGAGTTGTTTACATTAAATGGGACACACGGGGAATTTAAACATAGGCTGTTATCAGTAGCTGACAATGTTCCCGCTTTGGATAGGGGGCAATTCGTAATTCTATTTGCTCGACCCGAAATTGGAAAGACAACATTTTCTAGTTTTAATGCATCGGGTTACATCAAACAAGGAAAGAAAGTGACATATTGGGCAAATGAAGAACCCGCTGTACGAATTAAACTTAGGATAGTGCAATCCTATTTCAATCAAACAAAAGAAGAAATAACAGAAAATATTGACAATTATAAGGAAGAGTACTTGACAAATATAAAACCTTACTTGACAGTTTTTGATAGTGTAGGTACGCATATAGATGAAATAAATGAATACGCTAGAATTTATAAACCCGATGTTATGTTTATAGACCAACTTGACAAGGTGCAAGTTTCGGGAACTTACAATCGAACCGATGAAAAACTAAAAGAAGTTTATGTTCGTGCAAGGGAAATAGCAAAACGACATGAATGTTTGTTGTGGGCGGTGTCCCAAGCAAGTTATGAAGCAGAAGGAAAATCTATTGTGGATTATTCTATGTTGGATAACTCTAGAACAGGCAAGGCGGGGGAAGCAGATTTAATTATTGGAATAGGCAGAGGGGCTGACAATCATGACTTGTCTGACCCTTACAGATGCATTACAATAAGTAAAAATAAATTAAATGGTTGGCATGGTTCACGTCATGCGACTATAAGTATTAGGAGAGGGGTTTTTGAAAGTGATAACGACCGTTGATATTGAAACAACATTTAGTGTAAATGGAAATGGAGAAATAAAATCAAGTCCATTTAATGGAAACACGCTAGTATCAGTTGGTTATAAAATTGATAATGGAAATGTTAAGTACCTATGTTTTTATCATCGTGATGAACCGCCGACACCGAATGCAAAAAAAGAATTGCAAGATGTTTTAGATAGAACTAACATTCTTATAGGACATAACATAAAATTTGATTATAGTTGGCTAGTGCAATGTGGATTTACTTATGCCAAAAAATTGCATGACACAATGGTAATGGAATATATTATGGCAAGAGGTATCAAGTGGGGATTTTCATTGGAAGATTGCTGTAAAAGAAAAGGTGTAGCACAGAAAAAAAGTGAACTAATTCAACCATTTATGACAAATAAAACGTCTTACGAAAGAATACCTTGGAATATAGTTGAAGAGTATGGTAGACAGGATGTTGAAAGTACTTATCAATTGGCTGTTGCACAGTTAAGTAAATTAAAAATGAATTGGGGGGATTTATATGGATAGCGAAAAATTAAAAAAAGAATTTGAAAAAATAAAAGAAAACATAAGAGATTTAAGGGATAGTAAATTAAATCCTTGTTATGAGGATAGTCCTTATAGTTGTACTTGTCAATTTTTTGATGCTATATTAGATAGTATTGGGGATAACCAAAAAGAAATATTAACTTTTTATAATAATCAGAAGGAAACTAATGCCTAACGGAATAGCACCAACAATAAAAATGTCTATGGAACTAACAAAAGTTTTAGCTGACATAGAAATGAATGGTTTGCATATTAATACAGATACACTAACAAGTATAAAAACTAAATTTGAAAAAGAACTTGTTGACTTGGAAAAATATTTGCATGAGAAAGTAAAATATTTTATGGGTGACACACCAGTTAATTTAGATTCTCCCGAAGACAGGTCAGTACTTTTTTATTCTATTCGTTTGACCGACAAAAAAAGGTGGGCTAGTATATTTAATATTGGTTATGAATTAAGGGGCAACACTCGTAAACCAAAACGGAGAACTTACTTTAACACAGTACAAGATTTTTATATAGAAATAAATGCAATGGCAAAAGCTGAATTTAAAACATATGGTACAATTTGTCATAACTGTCAAGGCACAGGAAAGTACACCTACATAAAAAAGGATGGTACTGCTAGTCATATAAAAAGAAAATGTAAAACATGTAATTCAATAGGAATGCTATTTATAAATAAAGAAGAACGTGCAGGATTAAAACTTAGACCTAGAAATGTTATAGATTGTTCTGCGATGGGATTTAAAACTGACAAGGAAATACTAGAAAGTTATTTGTCTACAACAAAAGGTGTAGAGCATGAATTTCTAAAACGGTATGTACGCTATTCAGCTATTAGGACTTACCTGCGAACATTTGTAGACGGCATTCAAAATTCTATAAATGACGATGGAAAAATTCATCCACAGTTTATGCAATGTGTGACAAGCACAGGCAGACTATCTTCTCGTAGCCCTAATTTTCAAAACATGCCTAGAGGTGCTACTTTTCCTGTTAGGGAATGTATTGTTTCTAGATGGGAAGGTGGAAAAATATTAGAGGGGGATTATGCACAGCTAGAATTTCGTGTGGCGGGATTTTTAGCGAATGACAAGCAGGTTTATAAGGATGTAGAAGATGAAGTGGATGTTCATGCCTATACAGCTAAGATACTAGGTGTATCACGTCAAAAAGCGAAGTCTGACACGTTTAAACCTCTTTATGGGGGTATTTTAGGTACACCCAAGCAAATGCATTATTATAGGGCATTTAAAAATAAATACATAGATATTGCACGATGGCATAGAAAATTACAGGATGAAGCTTTTATGACAAATAAAGTTGTATTACCATCGGGAAGACAATATTTTTTCCCAAATGTAGAGAGATTACGTAGTGGGAGTGTAACAAATTCAACAGCCATAAAAAATTATCCTGTACAAGGTTTTGCTACGGCAGATTTAATGCCTATTGCATTAATTAAATTAAAAAAACTATTGACAGAATATAAATTAAAGACTATTATCTGTAACACAGTACATGATAGTATAACTTTGGATGTGTATCCAAAGGAAGAACAACAAGCTATCAAAACTTTAAAGGAGGCTATGATGTCTTTATCAGATGAGTGTGAAAGACGATATGGCTTCAAATACACCATGCCAATTGGAATTGAATTAAAAATCGGTGACAATTGGCTTAACATGAAGGAGGTTTATAAAACCAATGGGTGAAAATGGAACAGACAGTAAAGCATTATCAGTTCCTGCTAATCTTGATGATATAAGCGATAAGGAACTAATGAAACTTACGGGGCAAACGGACAATGGTTCGCAAGCTTCGGTGTTGTCACGACTGTCTATAAATTATCAAACGGAAGACGAAAATGAAAATCCTCTACCTAGAGGGCATTTTGCAATTCGGGTTGATGGTGACAATATATATTCTAAAGAAATTACATTTAGACCTTTTATAAGGCTTTATGCGTATAGTTATTGGGATAACAGTGATGAAACATTTACATCAAGTGTGCAGATGCAATCACTGGGCGACCAGTTTATGGATACAATAGGGACTTATAAATGTGGTAAACTATCTAGAGAACAAATAAGTAGTTTATCCGATAATGACCCGCAAAGGGTTATTCAAAGTTCTATTAAATGTAATCAAGTTCTTTATGGAGTTGTATCTATTGGCGAAGGAAAAAAAGCTGACGGAGAAGTAGTCAAGGACTTAAAGGAAATTCCATGCGTATACTATGCTAAAGGGGTTAATTATTCTCCTTTTAGTTCTGTACTAGCAAATTTAGCGAAACAAAAAAAACCAATGATACGCACTAATCTTATGTTATCTACTAAAAAACAAAAAGCGGGTGGCAACACCTTTTTTGTAGTGGGTATTAAGATTGGCGAAACAGTAGATAAGCTATCAGAAGTTGATGGAAATCTACTCAAGGAATTTTCTCTTGCTATAAAATCCATAAATGAGGGTGTTGTAGAGAAGCATAGGGTAGCTATTAAGAAAAAAACAAAAGATGGTGACCACTCCCTAGCTATTGAGTTAGACGCTTAAATGGTATGTTATATACCCTAATTGAAAATTTTCTCTACGATGCGGTTGGGGGGAAGGTAAAACTTCCCCCTACTGTTATTGAAGAATTTAAAGAGGCTTGCGGTAAAGCATTAGAAAAGCAGTTCAATGAAAAGATTGATTGGAGAATGCGAATGTCGGGCTTGGGGAAACCTTTATGCCAACAACAATTAGAAAAAAAAGGTATTAAAGGAGAAATTCAATACAATACTATAATAAAATTCTTAATGGGAGATTTACTAGAGGCAGTTGCTATAGCTGTAATGCGTGGTGCAAAAATAAATATAGAAAAAACGCAAAGTCCTGTGACATTAAAATTAGGAGATACAAATTTAGGTGGGACATATGACATAAAAATAGATGGAAAAGTTTGGGATATAAAATCAGCTAGTCCATCAAGTTTTATGGGTAAGTTTGGAGAATATGGTAGCTACAATAAAATAAAAGAGGACGACCCTTTTGGATATGTTATGCAAGGACATTTGTATGGCGAAGGAGAAAATGCACCTTTTGGTGGATGGATAGCCATAAATAAAGTAACGGGTGAATTTGCTGTATGCAAAGCACCCGACAATCAAGAAAAAGATAGAAAAGAAGTACTAGAAAAAGCAGTTAGAACTATTAAACATCTTAATTCTAAAAAGAAATTCAAAAAACTATTTAAAGCATTGCCCGAAACATATTTAGCTAAATCGGGTGCATACAAAGGGCAACGATTAGAAACAGGAAATACTATATTAGAGACTATTTGTGGGTTCTGTCAATTCAGAAAACACTGTTGGCCAAAAGCACAGTTACATGAAAAAGTGACATCACGGGCTAAATCTAAGCCTTTGGTGTGGTATAATAAATTAAAAAATACAGAGGTTAAGTATATATGAACGTATTATGGTTGACATCCCCTTTTAAAAAAGATGATATCTCAACAAATAAGGATACTATTTGGGTATTTACGGATAATGAAAGTAAGAAAGGCGGGGGTGAAATGAAGGAATGGATGCGTAGTAGTGACAATTGTCATGCAATTATTACAAGAGAAACTATAGGTTCTAACGGGTATTTTAAAGAAGACAATATATCTAAAACTACAAGAGTTATACGTGATAGTTTTCATGCTTTGCAATTAAAAATACGCCAAGGAAAATTAATTATTCTACCGTCAATAGAAATAGATGAAGCACTAATAGAATTAGAAAAAAACGCCCCAACATTGGCACTTATATTTTCTAAATGTATTGATACAATTAATAAGTATAGGATGACAACCCTTGTATGAAACGAAAAGGATTTCGGTCTGAATTTGAGAGGGGAGTTGCACATTGGTTAATAAAAAATAATATTTCTTATGAATATGAAACTATGTATTTAGAATATCAACCTAGAATTAAAAGATATACACCCGATTTTTACTTGTCAAAACAGGATATATTTGTTGAGGCAAAGGGTTTTTGGGATTTAGCAGACAGACAAAAACATTTGTTGGTTAAAGAGCAAAATAAAAAATTTGACATTAGATTGTTATTTGTAAATGCTAGAAATAAACTTAACAAATCAAGTAAAACAACCTATGGTGAATGGTGTGATAAACATGACATACTATGGGCAGAAAAAACAATACCCAAAAAATGGCTGACGAAAAAATAAATCCTTTATTATCTGATGTAGAAAAGCTATCACTACTTCCCGATAGGATGTATCTTATTATTAAGCCCGAGGAGGGAACAATAGGTTTTAGTACTGTGGCATATGATACAACTGACCCAAATAAACAAATACATCCTTCATTTTTTGTATTAAGGGGATTAATGGAAATGATGGATACTGATATGGATAGACTTGTTAGTTTAGGGCAAATGTCTGTTATGGATAAAATGGTTGAACTAGAAAATAAAGGAGAAAAAGTAACATCAGAAGATTTAGGATTAGGCAGTATAGAAAAAGTTAACATGGGGACAAAACATTGACATATATAAAAGAAAATAATAGTACTAATATTAATAAACTAAAAACACATGATTTTTCTATTACAAAATTTAAAAAGGATTTAAATTATGGAAAAAAACATGAAAAACTTGTTATAGAATCCCGCAAAAATTATGAATTAAAAACTGATAGATTAGCCTGTAAAACAGGAAATATATTTGTAGAATTTGAATCAAGAAAGAAAGAAAGTGGTATAAAAACTAGCAAAGCTGACATATGGATTTTTAAGATAGTGAATAAAAATGACAAACATCTATTTTCTATTGAGATTCCTCTTGACAGATTGCTTAATAGGGTGTATAATAGTACTTACCGTATTGTTGCAGGAGGAGATAATTTAACATCTAAAGGATATCTTATACCCTTAGTAGATTTAGTAAAAATATGCTAATAACTAAAGAAATATTAAAAGAAGCTGATATATTAATAGCGGGAGAACGCCATAAAGATTATGGTGATAAAGTTAAAAATCATAATAATATCGCAAAATTATGGTCAGCATATTTAGATATAAAAGTAGAAGCTCATGATGTGGCAATACTAATGGTACTATTAAAAACTGCACGAACAAAATTAGGGGCTGTCAGTAAGGATACATATGTAGATATGTCAGCATATGGGGCTATAGCAGGAGAAATTAAATTTAAGGAGCCAAAAGAAGAGGAGTCAGAAGGAGAAAGAAGAGGGCGTATGACATTAGAATACGTTAAAAAATTTAATAAAAAGTTGAAGAAAAAAGATGGAAAAACAAATAGTTAGAATACAAAAATTACATGATATAGAACAAGATGATTGGAAAATTACGTTTGAAGATGAAATATTTATTACTAAATCACATAAGGAATTTTTTGAGTTAGTTGAAAGAGGACTTAATGTTATGACACAAAGGGAGAATATAATGAGTGATAAACCAAAGGCAGAAGAAACATCCGCAATATTTGAGACAGCAGAGGATTTAAAAAAAACAAAGGGGTATGAAAAGGAACAGGTTAGACAGTTTAGAGAGGATGTTAAGAATTTGAATTTATCACAATTTAATAAGAAATATCCACCAAAAAAAGAACTAGGGGATACCAAAAATGCTTAATGCCCAATTCAAGTACAATTGCTAGTTTTGATGTAAAGTTAACCACACAAGGTTTGCTTGTATTAGAAACTAAATTAGCTCGAACTGAAGATTTTATTCGGGTTATGGATAAATGGAACCCTGAATATGAAAATACCCCTGTTATAGCGTCCATGTTGGATTACTATAAAGGGGTATTTGATTTGATGCTAAAGGATAGTCAAAAAATAGTATTTTAAGATTGTATTTTTATAATCTTAGGTTTTTCTGACTCTGGAACTTCTCTATGATAGGATATTTTAAGCATACCATCTTCGAGTTTAGCCCCATTAACAATTATATGTTCGTGTAATTTGAATTTTCGAGTAAAGCTTCTATTGGCTATTCCTCTGTGAATTGAATATAATTTACTTATATCTTTATCTTTAGCTTCTTTACATCCATATATAGATAAAAGATTATCTTTTACTTCTATCTTTAAGTCTTTTTCTTTGAATCCTGCTACTGCTAATTCAATAAGACCTTTATCATCCTTTTCCTTTACATTGTAAGGGGGATAAATATTATGTGTTTTAACAAAAAAGTCTGAAAAAAAATCATCGTTAAAACCTAAAAAATGATTTCTTAATATGTCTAAATCGCCCATAGTATTACTCCTTGTTAAGCGAGTTAAATTTGGCTAATCCGTAACGGCATCAGCCTATTTAGTATATAGTATATACTAAAAACTTTTCAAGTATTAAAACTGGTTTACAACAAAATTTCTATAAAAAAATTTGTTGGCTAATTTGCTAAAGGGTTATTTGCTTTTAGTTTAATTTCTTCAATCATAGCGTCTTGTACTTGATTTTCCTTTTGTACAATTGCTACTGCTTTTTCTAGTTCTTGTAATGATTTAAGTAATGGTTTTAAATTTACAACTTTAGGTATATCCAATGCTGCTAATTCTTCTCTCACCTTTGCAATCTCTGCATAAACATTTGTTAAATCTGTAGGTTTAATTTTAGTTTCAACTTCACTTATTCTTGCATAGACACCTGTTAAATCTGTTGTTTGAATTTTATCTTCAACATTTTTAATCCTATCTATTAAATCTATTTTAGCTTCACTTAAATTACTATTTGTTTCCTTTAGTCCATCTTTAAGTGGAGTTAAATTAACTCGAGGTTTCTTTTCTATAGCAGAAAGACGTGTATTAAACTCACCCCATGCGTAAAATCCTCCACCAATAGCAGATATAACACCAATAAGTGCTGCGTAAGTACTGAGCTTATCAATTATTTGCATTTCGCATAGCCTCCAATTCTAGTTGCAATCGTTTAGTTTTTTCTTGTGCTTTGTATAGTTGTACCTTATGTATTTCTATTGGGTCATTTGCAGAATATTTAGCAAGAGTAATACCTTGATAAATATCCTTTGAATAGATACCTAAATCTACTTGATTAAATAAATTCATATTAGTATTAGTATATATTTCTTTTGATTTATAAAACTGTGTTTTAAGATAGGCATCTAAGGTATTATTCTTAAAAAATATATCCTCTTTTGATAGATTTTGAGTGTTAATCTTTGTCATTTTGGCAATTTGTTTTGCCATAGTTTTTAATTTTTGTTTTAATTTACTCTCTACTTTTGCAACATCTGTAGCAATCCTTTTGTCGGTGTCCAATTCGTCCTGTCTTTCCGGTTGTACACCATCTTGCTCCTCACTGTCTTCAGCCTGTACTTCGGAGTCCTCAGTTCCTTCGCTATCGGATTCATTCTCTTCTGATACATTGCTGTCTTGCTTTTCTGTAGATTCATTTTGTGCTACTTCCTGTTCTTCTGATTCTGCAATCTCTGTTTCAATTCCCTCTTCTCCACTATCAACAGTCTCTGGAATGCTTTCTTCCGTGACTGTGCTCTCTTCCAACGGCTCCTCAAACTCTTCAAAAGATTCCCCAGTAAGTTCATCATTAAACTCCTCCTCGGCAATCTCTTCAAAAAACTCTTCTTGGGTTATCCCTTCTTCTTCTAAAAACTGTGTAAACTCTTCTTCCATTCCGGTTTCTTCCAGAAATGATGTAAAATCTTCTTCAAACTCTTCTTCAAATATCTCCTCCATCATAGTAGTTTCTGTAAAAGTCTCTTCAAAAAATACCTCTTCCATGTTAGGCATTTCTTCAAAAGTTTCAAATTCCTCAAAGAATACAATCTCTTCAAAAACTTCAAACTCTTCAAATACTATTCCTTCATCCCAAGAAGTATCATATTCTTCCTCAAAATAAAAATCTTCTTCCCAAGTATATTCTTCTTCATACCAAACATACTCATCTTCCCAAGTATATTCTTCCTGCCAAGAATCATCGAAGGTATATTCTTCTTCCCAATTTATATCATCTATTGTTTCAGTTATATTTTCATTTAAATCATCTATGATTTCTTGAGTGTCTTCTTCAAGAGGATTAATATAAGTGTAGGCTATTTTTAATTCTATGTTATCAATGTCAGGCCCCCCATGATAACTTGAATTACTAGAATCATCTACATCAACCTTTACATTAATGTCATAATCAGTAGAAGTATTATTACCTACAGTAATGCTGTCAGTGTATGTCTGATAATAATTATGACTGCCAGTAACTGTTCTTATCTGTGTCGTATCATTGTTCCCACTATCAGTCAGTGTTTGTGTCATGGTAACAGAATCTTCGCCACTCCAAAACCATATATCATTTGACATGGTACTGGTAAATCCATTTTGGATTTCCTCTGTAGTCATATTGGTGTCTTCAGACAGTGTTACAGTTTGATTAACACCACCATTGTCCACTGTAGCTAGAGAACCTTTAGTTATACCACAAGTTGTAGCCCAGTTTCCTGCTGTATTAGGGTTACATTCATTTCCATACATTGTATGGTGCTGTTGTGTAGACCCTTGATTAGTCCAACTAGTTGTGCCACCAGTAAATGTAGAATTAGATAAAAGATTATTCGTAGTTATTGTTTCGCTAAATGCTTTATTCCATACAAATAAAAAACTTAAAGTGATTAATACAGCAAAAATATATTTCATTAGTCATGTACATTAATAATTACTTTTTCTTGTGTTTCTAAATCAGTTTCAATGATAATATTATCAAGATTCTCTTCTTGTTTTAAAGTTTCAAGTTTTAATTTTTCTTCTGCTATTTTCTTAGCAAGTTCTTCTTGTTCTTTTTTTAATTGTTCCTGTCTAGCTATTTCTAATAATTCATCATCAATACGGGAACGGGTTTCCAATTTTTTAACATAAGTGTCATAATCAGGACGTTCTACATCGTACTTATTCCATTGTTCCATAGCTTTTTTGCCAATCTTGCCTTCAAATGGACAAGGAGTTCCTGCCATTTGCATTGCTTCAAAAACTCTTTCGTCTTGGCATAGAATTGAAACAGCAGCTACTTTCATACCGTAGTCATACAATACCTTTGAAAGTTTTATGCGTTCACAGTTTAAGTCCCTAATATGCTTGCCAACAGAAGCCCCAAAGCCGAGAGTAGAAACGGAACCGCTAACACCCATGCTGCACACATCTTGAGACATAGCGGAGTAACTTGGTGAATTGGCTGAATTAACGGGAATATCAGAGCCTGTTGAGCTGCTTGTCGTTGTTGATGTGGATGTTGTGGTATTTGTTGCCCCGTCTTCATAAGTTGTTGTCGTAGTGCTGTCATACCCACCCGTTATATTTGTGTTACTACCTGATGTATTTGTTTGTGTATTTTCATCATTGGCTGAATCAGCCATTGCAGGTTTTGATATTGCCATAATTGTAATCAGCAATAACAGTAAAAATAAATTTGTCGCTATCCATTTCATTTTTAATCCACAATTTTTTTAACATTAATTGCGTTTTGTTTCCCCTTGTTTTCTCCTAGTTCAAATTCTATCTCCTCTCCTTCTTTTAGTGTGTCAATACCCGCTTTTTCCAAAGCCGATATGTGCAAGAAGACATCCTTGCCTTCCTGTTCAATAAATCCATATCCTTTGGCCGGATTAAACCATTTAATTTTTCCTGTAGTCATTAATTTCCTTTTAGTTAATCCTCAATAATTTTGAGAATGTGTTTCTTTCCGTCTTCCTTCCATATTTCAGTTTTAGCCTTGACGGGTCTGCATTCTAGTCTTGGGCCATCTATTCCTGATGACCTTTCAGATAGTCTTTTTGCTTTTAAACAATCACCAATATTATCATATGGCACATGGCTAAGTATTATTTTTTTTATCATTACGATTTTTACGATTCCATCTTAAGTGCCACGCCCAGTTACTTATTTTGCCACCATAAGTTTCACAAAAATTTAGGAACCTATCCTTTAAATATTTATACATTATTTCTTAACAAGACTGCCACCAAAATATAATCCTATGATTGCAGACATTAAATGAGTATCAAGTGGTGTAATAACTACGCCAAAAAATTCCTTATCCATAACAATTTCTTTCTTTTCTATTAGGAATAAGAATCCTCTAGATATTTCTGTCCAAGTTATCCATACGCTTGTATCAAAGAATACAGGAACCATCTTAGGCCATACAATAATAGCAAATACAGCACTAAGAGCTATAATACGCCGTGTCCATTGAAAACCCTTATTATCATATGTACGAGCTTTTTCAATTTCCTGCATTTGAAACTTGCCTCTAGCAAGTAGCATCTTTTGTTCCGCTTGTTTTGCCTTAATGCTTTGCCCCCAGATAGACATGACTCCACCCAGTACGCTAGAACCTAGCATTGTAATCATTTCTACTGGTAATCCACCTAGCATTCTTGTTCCTCCTGTTGCTGCTTCTGTATTTATGAGGTTGTCAGCAAAGGAGCCTAAAAATGCCGACCCCAGTACTATTAACAACCATTCCATTTCTTAAATCTTTATATGATATAATTTACTAATACAATCACAAGGATAATAGCTATTGCGGCAACAAATAATTTTCCCGGTTTGCTTAAATCCTTCCACATGTTTTTTAGTTTTTCCATGACCCCTCCTTAGTTAAGTAATCCTGTATAGACAGCCCTTAAAACCAGACCCAATACCATAATAGATACCGTCCATACAATCTTAAAGATAGTATCTATTTTTTGACTCATATGATGTATATGATTATCAAGTTTTTGATTGATAAGTTTTAGTTCTCCTGTAATCCGTATGATATCTTCACGGTTCTCTTGCATTTTTTCTTCTTCGGCCATCAGCTTTCATACCTCGTTGGTTGTTCTTCCTTTTCTAATTGTTTTTGTTTTTTATATTCCTCTACTTGATTAGGAAATGCATGTATTTCCAAGCAAAATGTTTTCACATAAAAGACCCGCCCCCTTTGTATTTCCATATCCGCAATAACATTTTCAAAAAATACTTGCCTTTCTACGCAAGCCTGCTCTGTCTCATAAGCAAAAAATCCCTTGTAATGAATACTAGGGATATTTGGATAGGACATAAGGGCTATCAGAAACCATAGCTTAATCATTGAAGTGTTTCTGTTGGTGCGAATAAATTTTCCATTTGTTCTCCAAGAAAACCCTTTATTTCACCTTCATCCAGAACTGCTTCTTTTGCTACTATCGCTACAACCATATCATAAACTCTCTTATTTAAGTCAGGGCTTATTGGTTTGGCTATATCATGCTTTAGTAATTCAAGCATAGTTTCCGCTGATGCAGGATTTTCTAGCACCTCATTAATAAAATTTAAGTTGTTTATCCTAACACGCAGTATACCTGCTTCCGTTATAACGTATTTAGGAGAAATAACTTGTCGTGATATTGCATAGACACGACTGACAAGACTGGGCAAACTGAATCCCTTTGGTAAATCATGTACTTGTGTAGGCAATTCATCAGTAAGCCCTTGTTTCTTTTTAAGGACAGTAGCAAATTCAACAAGAAGGTTAAATTCATCCTCTTTAAGTATAGGAGGATAATTTCCTTGTGCTTTTGTTAGTAAGTCTTGGGCTTGCAAGAGGTTATTGTAAAGTTTTTTTGAATCAAGATTTACTACATCTCGAGAAACTTTTTCACCTTCTCTAGCCCATGTTATCATTTTTGAATTAAGAATGCCTTCTTTAAATCTACCTATTCTATCTTTCTTGAATTTAATTCCACTTGGGTCACTAAATGCTTTATATAAATCCTTTCGCAGAACTTTATCAGTAATATTAGCTGTACCCGAAGTTATGTCATCGAGGATACCGGTCATTACTATTTTTTTAACCATCTGGTCAAATGCTTCTTCTGCAGCTTCTTGGGTTTCTATAAATTTACCATTAGCATCTTTTATACCTGTACTAGATATATACGTTACTTTTCCTGCCGGTTGGTCACCTGCTGCCGCTAGTTTTTTAACAGTTGTAAGCTGTGCCCTTAAATCATAGAAAGCACTTGGGTTAGCAGCATATTTATTCAAAAAATCTATCGGAGTTTTTGTACCGGATAAGTTTTGAATGGATTCCATATTATATTGAAGGGTAATAAGCTGAGATTTAACAGTATGAGTTGCTTCCATTTTTGCTTTTACTAAATCAGTATCAAACTGGTCATTAACTTCTTTCCACATCTTTCTATGTTTCGGGTCTTTTAGAAATGATTTATATCCTATGGATTCATCTACTATTTTATCTATATCAATCAATCTTTTAGTGATAACTTTTGTACCGTCTTTCGATAAAACTTTTACTTCTAGATTATTGACAAGTCTTGACAAGTCAGCCAAGTCTTTTACGATTATACCTTCTTTTTTTAGAGTACCAACAACAGCTTCTTCTATTGCTGCTTCCTTACCAAGTCTAAGGGCTGTAGCTGATTTTGTTGTTGAAAACCATAACCGCACTTTAGCTTCAACTTGTGCTTGAAGAAAATCAAAGTCGGCTCCTTCTTTCCACATCCATCCGTCACTGTCAACTACTCCTGAGTCTGCAAGAGTAACTTCTTTCTTAGTAGTATCATCAAATACTTTTCTTGTTTTATAGTCGGCGGGTGCGGGAGCACCCCAAATTCTTTTATTCGCCCTGTGAGCAGCAAGCTGTACTTCTATATTGCCACTTGCCAACGCCCCTACGTTTATATACTTTTCTATTACAAGCTTTATATTTTTAATAGATTCATCTTCATTTATTTTCATTGCACTGGTAACTTGCAATCCTTTTCCTAGAGTTCCTTCCTTATATCTAGCTGATATTTCTTGATTATAGAACCTGTTATATTTTTCATATGTATCCTGTAATTCCTTGTCCCCTGAATCGCTTATAAATTCTTTTATGGTAGACCTAACTTCATTTACCCCGTCTTGCAATTGGGCAATAACAGGTGCATCCGTACCCACTACCTTATTAATTCGTTCATCAAATCCTATTTTAAGCTTATGGGCATCATCAAAGTTAAGCTCGAGTTTCCTGTAACTCAACCAAGTTCTTCCTGCCGTAGTATTTCTTTTTTGAGTTTCAAAGTAATCCCACAAGTCCAATGCTGTAAAATCATTGGGGTCTTTACCTGACTTTAAAGCCGTTTCTTCCATGAAGTCATTAATATTAAGACCTGCAGGTATTTCTCCTATTTCCTGCAACTTTTTAAAGTACGCCTGAACTTTTCTTCTTGCAGGGCCTTCAAATATATTATTAAACATTTTTCGGTCAGCCCTGTTAAGACGAATTTTTGCCCAGTCATCCATAGCCGGACTAGCTCTCAAAGAAAACTTTGTCTCTATATATAAATCCGTGAAATCAATAATGGGTCTGTCAGCACCTGCTGTTTTTAACTTCGTACTTAATTCTGTTTTTATTTCTTCAAATTCTTTGTATCGAAGCTCTTTGTTTACGAACAGATTATTTTTTATTTTTGCATTTGTTTCCTCAAATTTTTCTCTTACGCTACGATTTGATTCGAGTATTGCCCTTATCTTTGCTACCCGTTCTTTGGATAGATTTTCAAATCCTTCTTTTATACTAGTTACATTTTGCCCCGATAGAAATGCTCTTCCCGCCTGTGTTCCTTCTAGAAATTCAGTCATAAATAGGAAGTTTCCTTGAAGTTGAGCCTTGCTCATCTTACTGAGGTCACCACCGCCTATGATAAAATTCATTACATCCAGTGCCTCTAGAGCAAAATTATGCTCAAAATCCAATTGGGATTGTTTCATGGTTGCTTGCACCCTGTTCAATCCGTCAACGAAATTTGTTATATCGGCTGCCCCCTTATAGTCGCCTGTTATTCCACCTAATTTTTGTATTATCTCCGCAAGTTTTTTATCGAGTTGCTTGTTGGCATTGTTTATTTCAATAACTTTTTTAACGCCACCCTGTATAGACAGGACATCTTCCCTTTTTAACTTAGTTGCTTGTACACGCAAGAATGTTTGAAGGGGAGAAATGCTCATCATCACGCCAAGAGAATCCTTTACCATATTGAATGCGTCTTCTTCATTCATTCCAGAAGCAATTAATGCATTCTCTACTGTTTTAAACTCATCAAGCGTTTGAAACATTCCTGTTATGATTTCGCTTTCCAAGTCTACGCCTAGGCCACGCAACCCTTCCCGTGTTTGGTTAAGGGCGGCTATTTCATGTTTAGTTGCTTGTCTATAACCTTTAGGTATTCCTAGTGTCGTGTCACCTGCACTAGTCGGGTCACGCATAAGAAATGGATAGTCCCCGGAAGAACCCATTCCGAGTAGCCATTTTCTATGACTAATTAGAGGAAGTTCTGCAAAACTTTGACCAAATCCACTATATGCTGCATCAGCTATTCTTGCAAATATATTATTAGTTACTTTACCGGCACCCACTACAAGTTGATGCAAGCCCAGACTTGGAGTAAAAGCACCAAAAATTTCACCGGTCATTTGACCGGCGGTATTTTGAAACAGTTCAGTAAATGCAGCACCACCTATAAAAGACCCCGTTTCCGACAGTCCCTCTTCTCGTATATACTTGGGAATGCCTTCCATGAAGTAATCTACTTGACTTAATGAATTTCTATTTATTGAAACTTGTAATTTTTTAATTTCAGCATTTATCTTTTTTGCGTCACCCTTTCCGCTTGCCAGTTTTTCTCGAAGTTTTTTTATGTCAACTTGCTGTTGTGAAATTTTCTTGTAAAGGTTAGTAGCAGCTACTCTATTTTCGGCAGCAGCTTCAAAAGTCATTCCGGATTTAACACGGCCCTTGTACCACCAGTTTAAAAACTTTTTAAATGGCTTTCCCTTGTTATACTCTTTAATAAATTCATCAACATATCCATCAGCACCTTCCAATGCCTTATTAAAACTTTTAGAATTTGTAACATCAATCTTGTCTTTCTTAAATTTCTTGTAAAGCCATTTTTTAAACAGGTCATTCATTTTAAGAGACGTACTGATTCCCTTTGCCTCTATCGCTACAATAAATGGAGAGGATTCTAATGCAATTTCTAACGCTTTCATGGAACCGGATTTAATTGTTTCTCCGGGTCGTCTGCTTCCTTCCGGATTCATAAAGGAATCCATCTGTGAAGGGGACAGGTTCAGTATATCCTCATACTGGGCTGCCATTATTTCGGACGTATCCTTGAATCCAAAGGCAAGTTCCATGGCCTTTTCAACGGGTACGGTTCCATCAATATCGGTACCCAATAAATCATTCATCTGATTAATAACATAAGGGGCGGCTTTTTGTTCTATACCTTCCCCTGTTTGTTGTTGAAATCTTATTCGAGCTTCTTTTAGAGTTTCACCTCTTTTTCTAATATGTTTACTTGCCAAACCACCTGTCAAGTAATCTATAAGTTCGGTACCAGTCCACAAGCCAACCTTTTTAATGCCCTGAATCATGTTCCAAATTGTATCAGAACCTAATCCTTTTGCTTCTACATCTATTAAAGCTTGAAATTTTGTATCATCAAGAGTTTTATTTCCGTAAGGGTCTATTATTTCTTTTGGCAGAACCATATCCTTTGCAGCTTCTGGTTTAACGCCGGCATTAATTAGTCTATTCATGTAAGCAGAACGGACATTTTCTGCCGCATCTTTCCGAGTTATTTCATAGACGGGTTCCGTTGCCCAAGCTCGTCCTGATTCGGGGTCAACTTCCATTCCTATCTGTTTTTTAACTTGTTCAGTATTATTCCAGTTCTGTCCTATATACTTTGATTTTTCCTCATCAGATAATGTACTGAGGTCAATAATCTCCCCTTTATTATCATACAGCAACTTGCTGCCATCATAATACTGGGGGAAGTTTTTTTTATCGTATGTATAACCTGTAATTCCTGTTATTTCTGTCATCTATTTTATATTCCGGGTATTAAAGGAATACCTTCACCTATTATTGTTTGTTTAAAAGTCTTTTTCTCGTTCTTTCCTTGATAGAGAGGCTTAAAATTCTCATTGTATTTATAGATATCAAATAATTCACGCAGTTCTTCTTGTGTTGGCTCTTCATCACTTAGCTGACTTATAATTCCATCAACCATATCGGGTGGGTATGCATTGCTACCACTGAACAGCATATTTGGGGCTTTTAAAAATGAGTTATTTTTAGGCACTGTTACAAATCTATCTGGTGTGGATTTTCCTTTTTCCCATACTAGGAATCCTGCATATTTTTTATTACCTAAAGGCACTGCCTGTATTCTACTTCTTTTTTCTTTTTTCCAGTTAATATTAGGATTTAAATAGAAAGAATTTGTTACTCCCTCTGTAGGATTAATATTATTTTCATGTTCAAAAGCCTGTACATTTGACATGATAGATTCTCCTCTTAGTGATTCATCACCAAATGCCAATTGAATATTCTTACTGTCATAATAGAAATCTCCAAATTTTTCAGCCGCTATCAGACCTTTCATTCCATCCTGTATAATTGCCCCAGAAATAATAAGGGGTGCTTCTATGAATCCTTTTAATTGCATCATTCGTGCTCGTTGATGGTCTGGGGTAGATAATGGATTTCCTCTTATAGCTCGTAAAACAAGTTTGTAATCTTCATTGGAAACTGTTCGACCACCTGAACCACCTTGAAATGCCATAGAAGTTTGGTAGGCCAAAGCCACTTCAACAAAATTAAGCATTGCAGCAACAGAACCGGCAGATATAAGATTGGTATTTTTTTTATCTGGTATCCATAAACTTGCACCA